CACCTATTACGCTAAATGGTTCTGTCGGCACTTCAGGACAGGTACTTACTTCTGCTGGTGCAGGTGCAACACCTACTTGGACAACCGTATCTGGTGGTTCATTTACTGGTGGAACACTAACAGGCAACCTAACCCTAGCTGCTGGAACAACAAGCCTATCTCCACTAACATTCCAGTCAGGCACAAACCTGACAACAGTTACTGCTGGAGCAAACGAGTATGACGGCACAGTCTACTATCAGACATCAAACATCACACCTGGTAGAGCTTTAAAGACACAAAACTACTATTACATCTCTAACTCAGACTTCTTTATTGACTTCTCTGAGAGCGGTGCAGTTCAAAGCATGATCGGTGGCCCAACAACAGGAATTACTGTGGCTGCTGGAACAACTTATGAATACGAGATAGAACTAGCTGTACAACATGACTTTGTGGTTACTTCAGGTGTGCAGGGAACATTCCAAATAGTAAACACTACTGTCAGCGGTTCACCTACTGTGGCGGTCACAAGCTATGTAGATTATGGAAGCAACACAACTTCTTTCGTTACTGCTACCACTATGTCTACCGTTAGAACCACAGGAAACGTAGCCTTTATGACCCCAATTTCTTCAGGATCAAGATACGGTATTCTTAGAGCCAAAGGTATTATTAGGGTTACAGGTACAGGTACAACAAAGATCTATCCAGGTCTATCGGCTTCAGCAACTAACGACAACACTTGGATCGTACAATCAGGGCTTATCTTCAATCTGACACCTATCGGTAATGGAACAGTAACCACAGTTGGGACTTGGACATAATGAATGAAATAAACAATTTTTTGGCGGAATGGAAGCAGAGCGACTACATCAACCCTGATGGCTTGGAAGCAGCCTATAACGCTATGATTGTCTTGGTGGCTAAAGTAGAGTCACTAGAACAACAGGTTGCAACTCTGCAATCCCTACAAGAAGGAAACTAATGTCATTTAATGTATCTAACGAAGCAAAGATTCAGTTGCTTACACAGCGTATTGAAGCCTTGAACCTTGAAGGTTACCAGCACGAGCTAAACAAGAAGTCTGCCGAATCTCTAGGTAACGCTGAACTTGTTGAGCAGTCAAACACCGCTATCGCTGTGATTACTTCTGCTATCGCTGTACACGAAGAAGAACTAGCAGATCTAGCGTAAGTAGAACCAATGGACACCAGAGCCGTAGCCACCTACAAGCCAACACAGGGCATGAAAACTGCTGCTGCGAGGGCTTTGCGTTGGAAAAAAGAAGGCAAGGCTACTGGTGCTGGCACTCCTGTTGGTTGGGGTAGAGCTACGGACATTGTGGCTGGCAGATCCATGTCTTTGAGTGTGGTCAAACGGATGTACTCGTTTTTCGCAAGACACGAAGTAGATAAAAAAGGCAAAGATTTCTACAACACCGATAATCCTTCAAATGGTCGTATCATGTGGGATGCTTGGGGCGGAGATGCTGGCTTTACTTGGAGTCGTGGTATTGTTGATAGGGAATCAGATAAACAAAGGAATTTGATGAGTGATGTTGTTTTGAGGGCTAATAGTAGAGCCGAAAAGATTATGGCAACTCTCCGTAAGATAAACGGTATTAAGCCAGCACCTGAAACTCGTGTTTCTGATGTTGATTTTGAGATTCGTGCTGATGGGGACAAGATGACGTTCTCAGGGTATGCTGCTGTGTTCAATAGTGATAGCCAGCCATTGCCTTTCATTGAGCGTATAGCTCCAGGGGCTTTCAAGCGTTCTCTGCAAGCTCGCAATGATGTGAAACTGTTGTGGAATCACGATTCAGGTGAAGTGTTAGGTAGCACTCGTGCTGGCACTATGCGCTTGTTTGAGGACTCTAAAGGTTTGAGGGTTGAAGCCGATCTTGCACCTACTACTCGTGGCAAAGACCTAAGTATTTTGATGCAACGAGGTGACATCAACAAGATGTCTTTCGGTTTCAATGTCCAGTCCGATTCTTGGTCACCTGATGGTAATGTTAGAACCCTAGAGTCTGTCCGCCTAATAGAAGTGAGTATCGTGACCTTTCCAGCCTACGAAGCAAGTGTTGCCCAAGTACGTTCCATAGATCAAGTTGAAGTTGAGAAACTATCTGATGCCCTGTTAGCTTTAGAAACTGAAGATTCACTTACACCTGACCAAGCAGATCTGCTTCAGAACGTTATCAAGCAGATGACTAAGGGTGAGAAGGCTGAAGAGCCAGTAACTGAAGAAACCGAGAAGGTTGAAGAAGTTGAAGCTAAACCTGAACCAAACCTGCTATCATTGAAACAGAAGAAACACGAACTTGAAGGAAAGATGCTCTAATGGCTACTAAAGAACAGATTGTTACCGCTATACTTGAAACCGCTGGTAACCCTGCGGTCGGTGTTGTAAGAGATTTGGCTGAAGCGTTTGCTGATGCAATTATTGCGATTGACACCCCTGCTAAAGAAGTCAGGGTTGTTGAAACCAAAGAAACTCGCTAGTTATTCCCTTTTCTAGCGACCGCCCCACTAGGTTTATTCCCTTCTCCTAGTGGGGTTTTCTTTCACCCTGATAAAGTGTTTGTAGAGCGTGAATTTGGCTAGTGTTCCGTATGTACTCGTGTGAGCTTGAATGTGCAATCAATTAGCCCTAGAACTGAACTGCCTGACCATTGTGAATATGGCGGTGAGATGGCTTCCGTATGGATGTCAGGGGTGCGATTCCTTATCAGTTCACAAAGGGCTAGGTCGGTTTCGTCTGACAAGTAAAACCTGTAAAGGAACTTGTTAGCACCAGAGTTCGAATCTCTGCTAGTCCACTTTTAGGATGCGTTATTTTCAGTTACTAGACTTAACTTAGTAGTTGAGTGTCAGCACCGCTACATCTGTTGAGTGTCAGCACCGCAGGAATCCCTCATTCATTTATTTATAGGAGCATTTCATGTCTGAATTTATTAAAATCCAGCAAGAAGCCCGTAAGTCAGCATACGAGCAAGCTAAGGCTTTGCTTGACAATGCAGCAGCTGAAAAGCGTGATCTTTCAGGTGAAGAAACACAGACTTACGAGCGTATCATGGCTGACATTGACGAAAGAGCAAAGCTCATTGACTCAATCAAGGCAACCGCAGAGCGTGAAGAGAGAGCGGCTGAAGCTGCTGCCTCATTCAAGCCAACCGAGAGCGCTGTTTCAGCAGACTCTGACATCCTTCGTTCAATCGCTTTGGGCGAGCGTAAGGGTTACGAGTTTGCTCCAGAAAAGCGTACTCTAGTTGGTTCAAGCAACACAGTTCCACAGTCTTTCTACAACCAGGTTTTCCAGGTTGCAAGACTTGTTGGCCCTATGTTGCAGACAAGCCAGATCTTCAACACTACTTCTGGTGAGAACCTAACTATCCCAACTCTGACAGCTCGTTCAACTGCTGCTATCGCTACTGCGACTGCTGCTATTGGTGCAAGCGATCCAACATTCTCAAGCATCACCCTTGGAGCGTATAAATATAGCTTCTTGGTTGGCGTGGCGAACGAACTGATCGCTGATGCTGGATTTGACCTAACATCTCTTATCGCTGAACAGGCTGGTAACGAGATTGGTTTCGCAGTAAACCGTGACCTAACCATTGGTACTGGAACTGTACAGCCGTTTGGTCTATCAACTCAGGCTGGTTCTGCTGTAACTGGCGGGACTGGTGTGTCAGGTGCTTTCACTTACGACAACCTAGTTGACCTTGTATACAACCTAGACGGAGCTGCTCGTGCGCTTCCAGGTGTTGGTTTCCAGATGTCTACTTCTTCACTTGGTGTTCTTCGCAAGTTGAAGGATGGCGCAGGTAACTACATCTTCGTTCCAGGTACTGCTGGTGCGCCTGACCAAGTTCTAGGCTTCCCTGTATACGAGAACCCTGCTGTTGCTGCTGTTGCTACTGGTGCTAGATCTGTACTGTTCGGTCACCTACCTTCATACAAGGTTCGTGTTGCTGGCGGTATTGACATTGCACAGTCACCTGACTATGCGTTCAACCAGGATGTAACAACTTTCCGTGTCAAGATGCGTGTGGATGGTAACCTAACCCACGCTAACCACGTCAAGTACTTCAAGGGTGGCGCAAGCTAAACCTTGAAATAAACAGGGGTAGAAAAGACAAGCTGAAAGACTTGCTGATCACTTTGTATGACGTGTGGGTCTTTAAGGGCAAAGCTTATGACAAGATTCCGAAGATTGCTTCTTGGACTCCGTTGGATCATGTGACTATGCCACCTGCTGTGTTGGCTTGGTTGAAGAAACCTAATGTTGTGCCTATTGCTATGAGTCCGCATGGTAAACGTCAGATGGAAGAGAATGGTTTGGAGTGTGAGTACATCCCTCATGCTGTTGACACTAAGGTTATGAAGCCTACCTATAAGGTGAATGGTGTTGAAACTCGTAAGTGGATGAACTTGAAGTCTGATGATTTTGTGGTTGGTATGAACGCAGCTAATAAGGCTGGTGGGCTTCTTCACCGTAAGGCGTTTGCCGAGAACATTATGGCTTTCAGTATTTTCGCTAAGGATAGACCTGATGTGAAACTGTATTTGCATACAGATCCGTTTGGTGGTGCTGGTGGCTGGAATCTGTTTGTGCTGTGTGAATCTATCGGTATCAAACCTGAACAGATTTTATTCCCTGATATGGCTGACTACAAGTACGGCATTTCATCTGAAACTCTTGCTGCGTTCTATACAACTATGGATGTGATGCTTGCACCGTCTTACGGGGAAGGCTTTGGCGTTCCAACCATTGAGGCACAAGCTTGTGGGACAAGAGTGATCGGCTCTAACTGGGCGGCAACTCCAGATCTTGTGTCAGCAGATTCTTGGCTTGTTGATGGTCAACCTTCTTGGGATGCAGGGCAGAACGCTTGGTGGCAAGTTCCAGTTATTCCTAGTATCGTAAACGCTTTGGAAGAAGCCTATAAACTTCGTGGCACACGCTCACAGGAAAGCATTGACTTTGTGAAGCAGTTTGATGTGGAAACTGTTTGGACTAACCATTGGCTACCTGTCCTGAAGAAACTTCTAGCATGATCCCTGTGCTTGGCATGCTCACCTATTCACGCTTTGAGCTGGCAGACAGACTCCTTGCAAGCATTGACTATCCAGTAGAGAACCTAGTCATTGTAGATAACTCAGGTAAGCAGGAGTATAAGCCAGTCAAACCAGAATTGGTTAAGCGGATGTGGCTTATACAAGTTCCGTATGGACTTGGTTATGGGGGTGGGCTAAACCTGATTGTGAAGTCTACTCCGTTTGCTCCGTACTGGGTTTTGTTGAATGATGATTCGGTTCTAGCACCTGGTGCGTTGCAGAAGATCAGCGAAGAAGCTGACCCTAACACAATCAACTTCCTAAGCATTATGCCTAAATGGTCGGGCTTCGTTTTAGGTGAGAAAGTTGTCAAGGATGTTGGTTTGTTTGATGAGCGTTTTCACCCTATCTACTTTGAAGATAACGACTATGAGCGCAGGATTATGAACGCTGGCTTTGAAGCTAAGTTCATTCACGCTACGCTGGCTCACGACAACAGTTCAACTATCGGTGGGGGCTTTCACAGCCAGAACAGCGTAACATTCGGTCGTAACCACATGCTTTATCTACACAAGGAAGATACTAATGACTTTAGTGAGGGTGCTTGGTCGTTGCAGATTAGACGGGACAACTCGTGGGAGTAGTTTATACAGGCGGCACGTTTGACTTGTTTCATGCAGGTCATGTGAAGTTCTTAAAAGCTTGTAAGCGTATCGCTGGTAGGGATGGGCGTGTAGTTGTCAGCTTGAATACTGACGAGTTTATAGATGCGTATAAGGGTAAGCCACCTATCATGTCTTTTGATGAGCGTAAAGCAGTTTTGCTTGGTTGCAGGTATGTGGATTCGGTTGTGACGAATGTGGGTGGCGCAGATTCTAAAACAGCGATAGAAAACGTGCTACCTGACTTTGTGGTTATTGGTGATGACTGGGCTAAGAGAGATTATTATGCTCAGATGCAGTTTACTCAGGAGTGGCTGGATGAACGACAGATCCAACTTTGCTATGTGCCATACACTTTAGGCATCAGTTCTACTGACCTGAAAGCCCGTATTGTAAATGGGGTAAAATTGGTTAGTAAAGACAAGGAGTAAACATGCCTGTTGTCAACGGCTATGCAAGCCTAAACGACCTAAAATCTGCACTAAGAATTCAAGATGGTGTAGATGACACTCTGCTAGAGCTGGCTTTAGAGTCTGCTTCTCGGATGGTAGACGAATACACTATGCGTAACTTCTACAATGGTGGGACTGCTGCAAGAGTGTTCGTACCAGACCACAACGACCTTGTAGCCATTGATGATGCCATCTCTATCTCTGCTATCGCTGTTTCTACCATGATGAACAAAACTTACGATCAGGTTTGGTCTAACGTTGACTATCAGCTTGAACCGCTAAACAATGTTGCTGATGGGCTACCAGGGTGGCCTTACACTCGTATTCGTGCTGTCGGTAACTTTGAGTTCCC